TTGCATTCTTTATGTAAACGTATCTATACTGACTGGGATAAAGAGAAACTACTGAAATATCTGCAATTCCTAAGTAAGGAACAGGAGTTTTCTAAGCTAGAATTCGCACCATACACAATTGTTAAAACCCAATTAGATAATCAACAACAATTGGCAGATAACCTTAGTGCCTGGTTAAACGCTTCTAGACTTCCATCAAGCCACGAACAGGCTGAAATGGCAGCTGCAGATTGGAAGACAGACCAATTTTAGAGATACTTTTAATGAACCCATATTTTAGTGACGTTGAGCTACTACCAAGCGACTATCGGAAAATAGCCGTTTGTGAGTCGTCATTAAATCCAGAAGCTGTTAATAGAACAGGCAAATATAGAGGCTTGTTTCAGTTTGATAACAGATCGTGGGTATATGTCGGGGGAACTGGTGACCCTGCAAGGGCGTCTGTGCGTGAACAACTCCTACGCGCACAGAAGCTCGTAAAAAAGCAAGGATTTGCAAGAGCGTTTCCACAATGTTCTAAAATTATGGGAGTCAAATAAATGGAAGTGATTACAGCATTTATTGGTGTGTTTCTGGTGTTATTAGTGTTATATATGCGACAATAAGACCAAGAGAGGGGGGCAAATGAAACCACAAGACGTATACAAGCTAGAGCAAGTCTTACGACTCTCAATTTCACAAGACTTACTTAACAAGGCGTCAAACTTCCACAACAGAGATGATATGGAAGAAGCAAGAAAGATAGTAGAAAAAAAACACTAAGTCAAGACAGGGGCAACAAATGGAACAAAGATACATAGACGGACTACTATTTGCAGGTGTCATACTAGCTGTGTTTGGTTTGGCTAACTTGTGGGAACTAATCAAAAACTATGTTAAATTTGATAAGTAGATGTGTTAGTTGTGGTGGCTGGTGCTACAACGCCAGCTATTGCAAATGGTGTATGCAAAGGATCAAGTAATGCAACAATTTATAGTAGGTATGTTTGTTGGCGCGTTTGTAAGCGTTGCGTCATTAGCTGTAGCAATTAAGTTGTACTTAAAATAATGGCTACATATATTTGGTGTAAGCGTTGTCACACAATGATTGCCAAAGAATTATTGCACGAAGATTGTGAACCTAAAGTACCTATAACACCTGCAGCTGTTAAAAAGAAAATGGGTATCAAATGAGTGATGTTATATACTTACACTTTCATTACGATTACGATAATGGTACGCAAAGTACGTGTCGTGACGTTAAGTGTTACCAAAAACGTTTAGAAGACAGAAAGAAGCTAGAAGAATACCAATTTCAAGTTGATTGTGATCTGGCACGTAAAGAGAATTTAAGACACATAGAAGATATGATTGAAGACCCAAGAATAGACAACTACAACGATTACTGATATAAGTTACATACTTGGTCGCTAGTGCCAAGTCTAAACCTAAAGTCTAGGGTTGGTTGATAGCCAATTTAATCGCCGTTAGAGGGCGTTACTTATCTATGCCTAATCAACGTAGCGTGTAACAATACGAGAAGTTACGACTTGATAAATAGCTATTAACGAGTCTCCTAATAGTAATCAAGATTTATCAAGATATGGCGAGACTAAGCCGAATAACCAATAAGGCTTCCATTCGATAGTACGAAACCTCAGGGGTTCAACTAAGAGAGTGGTTTACATTCAAGCCATTCTCTGTACTTCAACACTCAAAGGTTCTTAACATATATAATGAATAACATATGGATATAATTAAACGTAATGGATCATCAACACGTTGGCGAAAACTCAGAACATTCGTACTTAAACGAGACAACCACACCTGCTACTACTGTGGAATTACTACAGCTAATACAGTCGATCATCTCACACCCATCCATAAAGGGGGCACAGATGAACTCAGTAATCTCGTTACTGCTTGCAAACATTGCAACTACTCTAAAGGCTCAAAAACCGAACAAGAATACAATCGTAAACGAGCAAGGAAACGAAAAGAACGCGAAATGATACGATTTTTTGAGCACGATAAGACAGCACCGACCCCTGCCACCACTTTCTCTCCAAAAGAACTTAAAACACCGTTTCAATTACCTAAAGGGGCTAATCGTAATGATTAAAGAAGAAAAGCACAGAATATTGCCAGCATTAGATCGTGCACACGACGAAGCATTACGTCAGGGAATTATCTCAGACTTAGACGCAGCTGGTATGGCTATGGCGTTTACTCTAGCTGGTGTTTTAGACGGTGGAACATTAAAACCTATTGAAGAAGTTAAGTATATGGGGCAACTGCAACAAATCTTAGATAAGTATGGGCTTAGCTTGTTTGGTCGTAAAGAGAAACCTGAATTAGAAGTTGGTGAAGACCCACTTGAAGCATTACGGCAACTCAGAACCGAGACTACAGACCACACCACTAGTAAGCCAAACTAAAGGTAATGAGGTTGTTGAATTTGCTAAACAGATTGGTATGCCTTTACTGCCTTGGCAAGAAAACGTCATACTTGAATCAAGCAAAGTAAAAGAAGACGGCTCATTTCAACACAAAACTAACCTGATCATTGCAGCTAGACAAAATGGTAAAACACATTTACTACGTATGCGTATCCTTGCAGGGCTTTACCTATGGGACGAAAAACTACAAGTAGCAACAGCACAAAACCGAGACTTATCACTAGAAACATTTAGACAAGTTATAGAAGTTGTAGACAATTTTGATTGGCTTAGACGTAAAGTTAAACACATAACAAGAGCTAATGGTCGAGAAGAAATAGAAATTAAAGGCTCAGGTTGTAGATACAAAATTATTGCACCAACAGCAGGCGCAGCTAGAGGATTATCCTCAGACACAGTTTACCTAGACGAAGTAAGACAACATAAAACCTTTGACGCTTTTAGTGCTTTGGCATACACAATGCAAGCACGCCCAAACTCTCAAGGCTTCTTTATTAGTAACGCAGGTGATCATCAAAGCGTTGTACTAAACAACCTGAGACAACGCGCATTAGACAAAATTGAAAAAGATACAGATGATGACATCAACTTTATGGAATGGTCAGCTGCACCACACAGAAAACTAAACGACATAGAGGGTTGGAAAGAAGCAAACCCTGCACTTGGTCGCACTATTGACATATCAGCAATCAAAGCCAGAATGTCAGACCCAACAGAAGTGTTTATGACCGAGTGTTTAAGTATGTGGGTAACAACAATGAACAGCCCTTGGGCACTTGGTTCTTGGAATTCTTGTATGCAACCAATACTTGAACTTAAACCTGATAGATCAACTTGGTTAGGTTTAGAAATATCACCAGAGCGAACAAGTTGGGCTTTAACAGGAACACAAATACTTGATGACGGCTCAATAGCTGTAGGTTTAATGGAATGTGTTGAATCAGAATACGCAATAGATGATTTAATAATTGCTGGACGTGTATCAGAATGGGCTAAACATTATAACGCTGAAGCAATTGTTGCTAATAGGTTTAGTGGTGATTCAGTTGTTGCCAAGCTAAGACAGGCAGGTATAAACGCAGAAGTTATTAAAGGAAGTGACTACTATCAGGCTTGCGATTCAACATTATCGGCTATGAGTGGTGGTAGACTTGCTCATAGTAATCAACCTGATTTAACAGCTAGCGTTAACTCTTGTATTAAAAAAGCAAACGAATCTGGGGCTTGGTATATTATGCGCCGACAACAATCAACAGCTGCTATTTCAATGGTTTTAGCAATATTCAAGGCTGAACAATACGGCATACGTGGCTCAAACCAAGACATTGTAGTTGCTTAGGTGCTTGACTATTATAACGATTTGGTAAAGAATTAGAAGTTATGGGCTTCTTCCAAAATCTCTTAGGTGTTACACCAGACAACAGCGCAAACAAAGTAGACGCAGCTGTAGCACCATACAATTATCAACAATACGCCCAACCTTTTGACTATTTTGGTTTATCAGCAGTATCACGCGCACAAGCAATGCAAGTACCAGCCGTTGCAAGAGCTAGAAACATTATTTGTGCAACTATCGGATCATTACCATTAGAAGTTAGACGCGAATCAAACAACAGTAAAGTTCCGACCCCACCTTTTATTAGACAACCAGACCCACGTATGACAGGACAATCTGTATATACATTTCTTGCAGAAGATTTACTATTTACAGGTCAAGGATATTTAAGAATACTAGAACTTGGCACAGACGGACGCCCTTTATCTGCTGAATGGATTTCAGTAAGTCGTATTACAAGAACTTTAGATTCATTAGGTCACAACGTACGTTATTACAGCGTAGACGGCAATCGTGTACCTGAAAATGGTTTAGGTTCTTTAATTCCATTTACAGGATATGACGAGGGACTACTTGTAAGAGCAGGAACAACAATACTTACAGCACTTGCATTAGAAAAGGCAGTTAAAAGATTTGCAGACGAACCAACACCTAACGTTGTGTTGAAATCAAACTTGCCAATGCCAGCTGAAAGAGTTACAGCCCTATTAAATTCTTGGAAAGAAGCAAGACAAACACGTGGCACAGCTTTTGTAAACGACACAATAGATTTCCAAAGCATAGGATTTAGCCCAGAACAATTAACGCTAAACCAAGCACGTCAATATATGGCTTCCGAGATTGCTAGGGCTTGTAATCTTCCTGAATACTACGTAGGTGGCAACGCAGGTGGCTCAATGACATACTCAAACGTTACAGCTGAACGCAGAAGCCTAATTGACTTATCTTTACGCCCTTTAATGACTTGTATTACACAAAGATTAAGCGATAACGATATAACCCCACGTGGTTCTATAGTAAAATACAATCTTGAAGAATTTTATAGCCCAAGCGCACAAGAACGCGCAGACATATACACAAAACTTATTCCTTTAGGTGTAATGACAGTAGAGGAAGCAAGAGAAAGGGAAGATTTGATAAATGAATAACTTTATTAAATTCTCAACCGACATTATCGCAGCTAATTCATCAAAACGTGAATTAACAGGCGTTATTGTTCCTTTTGGTCAAGTAGGACATACGAATATGGGTGACGTTGTATTTCAACAAGGCTCATTAAAGATCGGTGAGGGTATAAAACTTTTTACCGAACACGATATGACTAGACCAATAGGAAAATTATCAAGATATGAAGAAGACGACAAAGGAATTGTCGGAACATTCAAGATAGCAAGAACCAATGCAGGTGATGACGCATTAGCCGAAGCACAAGAGGGTTTACGAACTGGTTTTAGTGTCGGCGCAATGATTGACGACTACGTTACCAAAGGTGAACAAGTAATTGTTAACGAAGCAACTCTTAAAGAAGTTTCACACGTTACATTTCCAGCATTTGGCGAATACGCACAAATAACCGAAGTAGCTGCAAGCGCAGAAACTTCACAACCAACAGAAAGTGAGGAAACTATCGTGTCAAACGAAGTTACCCCAGAAGTAGTAGAGGAAGTTGCAACAGAAGTTGTAGCAACCCCAGCTGTTGAAGCCCAAGAACGCAACGCGCGTCCTGCAATCTTCACAGCACCAAGAAGCCCAATCGTTTCTAAAGGATCATACTTAGAACACTCATTAAGAGCAGCTCTAGGCAATGATGAAAGCCGTCAATATGTTATGGCAGCTGACACCACAGGAAACAACGCTGGATTTATTCCAACACCACAATCAACCGAAGTAATTAACGGAATCGCAAACGCTGACAGAGGATTTATTGACGCAATT